TTCGCCTTGTTCAATCCACTCGTGATTTTGCTCTAAAGTCATTGTGAATTCATTATACCAAGCATCTTGCCTACCAACTACATCTTCATAACATACATTATGTTTACCAATAGAAAACATTAGGTTGATTAAGTCAATAACAACTTGTTTGCGCTTTTCGTTCATCGAATCTTATGGTTAATAATCTTTTTATTATGCACCTCAAAATCGCCAGTTTTAGCGTCTTTTGTAACTATTGCAAAGCCTTGATTATGTTTACTTACTTGTGGGTTATAATCGGGGTTAACAGTAGTCATTGCGCCAATTGAATAACAACCTAAAACCTTACCATCCATATCAGATTCTACGTGTTCAGATGTTCTATGAACGTGAGAAATCAATGTGCAAGTGTTTGTCTTTGTAAATACTCCTCTCGCAGGGTTAACAGGTGCAAATATTCCCTTAACTATATGATGTCCATGTGCTATGTTTAATGAGCCAAACTTCATGTAGCGATAGTCTTGCACGTAGTCTATCTTCATATCCTCAAGCATTAATAATTTCTCGAGTTTATTTGCGCTATAAAGTTCTGGTGCTTGGCGTAGTACATAATCCTCGATTCGTTTATCGTGGTTACCGGCATGAAATACTATCTTCACATCCATTACTTTCTGCATCCACGCTAACAAGTTCTTAACGCCTTCAATCTGTTCCATTACTCGCATTTCATTTGGCTTGCTTATGAAACGTGATATAGTGCTAAAGTCTAAACTATCGCCATTGATTATAATGCAGTCTACTTTCTCGTTAAAGCCATATTCTAAGGCTAAAGTTAACGATTCAATATCTGTATATGGGTAGTGTAAATCGCCAATGACTAATGCTTTGTTGTAATTGCTTCCAAACACATAAGGAGTTTTATCTTCTTGTGTCCTAAAGTCCAAATCATACTTGGCACGTTCAGCGTTTAATTTCTCTAAAAAAATAGGTGTTGCAAACTTTCGAATGTGTTTAGGAGAATTGCCCATTTTGCCTTGAACAAATCTGATTCTATTCCTTGCTTCTTCAATATCCTTGAATATTAATGGGTATTTGTTTTTCAATATTTTTGCAAGTGTACGATTTGCCGTTATTTTAGGGTTTTCTAATAACACCTCTTCGGCTAATTTAGCTTTGTTAATCTTCATTTTCGTCAAATATTTCTGCGTGAATTTCCGAAATGTAATAATCTAAAACATCTAATGCTTTTCTTTTTATTCTGTTCTTTTGCTCCTGACCTTTCTTGTCGTATGGGTCAAGAAATTCGATTGAACTCAAAGCATAATAGCACTGACTAATTATCTCAGCCCTTGTGTCGTAATCTTCATAAAATACTTCTTCTTCATTCCCATCCATATTGTTCATCGGGGTTAAATGGTATTTCGTATGGAATTTCTATTTGGGTGTCCATTGTTATCTTATTAATGTGTAGTAAATAGAAAACAAACCGCCCCAAATAATGTAAAATAAAATCGTGTACCAAGTAAAGCCAAAAATCGCTGCTAAAAAAGCAAGTATCATAATCATTTTGGCAAACTTGTATAACTCGGTAAACATTACTAAAATCGTTCCCGCTAATAATTCCGCTAACCACTCAGGAATAAACTGAGCCATCCAATCTGCAAAGGCGTGTTTAATCTTCCACCCATCACGACTAAACCAAATCCCATAGCTTACAAATGAATCGTTGCTCATTATGGCATCCATAACCGCATTTGAAGCTATTGTAATAAGTAGGAGTAGGTAAATCATAGTTGTTATTATTTTTTAAAATATAAGTCTGCTTCTGCTTGCCTTCTATTTACTAAACCATTTAACACCTTTCCATTGGCGTTAACCCACTTCATAAAATGAGATTTAATATTTTTATCGTTTGGATTTGCATTAACCCTTTTTAATAACGTGCTTGTTCTTAATGCACCCGCTCCAATGTTATACGCAAAAGAGGTTAAAGCATCGAATTGAGCCTGATTAATGGTGTCTATGGTAATTGCATCCACCCGCTTTGCAAACTCGTTTAATTCGTGCTTTAAAATGTCTTTTGCCTCAACCTCTGTGATAGGTTTGTCTGTCAATCTTACTCTTTGCCCATTTGGGTAGATAGTTGTTCCATAACCAATAGTAGGCACTTTTGCTGGGCATAGATAAGGTTTAGCACTAAAGCCTTCAAACTTCTTAACTAAATCAATGCAATCCTGACTTACTTCTGTTATTCTCATGATTCTGCTTTACGTTGTAATACGTTAAATAAGTTCTTTAATAAGTCTACGCCCGTAATCGCTTGGATATTTTCTCGCATAGATTGTAACTCGCTCAAAGCTATCATAGCAATTACAGGCTTAACCAACGGAATCACATCACCGAAATACACCTCACACCAACGAACCGCAGCAATCGCAACTAAGTAGCTTGAACCTGTGTAGAATTTCTTTATCATTGCTCTACTGCTTAAAGTGCCCGCTTTATGTGCTTTAATTACGCCCGTAATCCAATCGAACATTACTAACCCACCAACAAATAATAATGAGGTTAAAATAGGGGATAAATAGGCAATTAAGCCTGTTGTTAAATAAGCTAAATATTTCTCTTTCATTTTATTGGTGGAGGCGGGGTTACTACTTCAAATTCTGTTGGCTTGCCTAAAACAACTTGCAAACTATCGTCATAAACAATATACCAAAATTGCGGCTGATTCAATTCTGCAACCTGATATTCAACCCAATTCTGTGTTACATCATCAGGTGTAACAGGTATGCCGTAGTAATCATTACAAGCCTTTTGCGCTGCTTGCGCTTCGCTTTCTGTGGTGTATTTATAGCCGTTAATAAATTGCATAATAGTTATTTATTTCTGTTTGTTTTGATTGTGCTGTTGCTAAAGTATCGCCACTGCCCCATATTACAATTTCAGCTATTTGTCCTACTATTGGCCTATATTGAGCGCCTATTCTTAGAGTAAAATTTGTTTGTTTGTTTGTGTTGCTAGTTCCTATACTTGCGCCATTAGTTACAACCCTTCTATTTGTTGACGATATGTTTAACGAGGCAGAAATGAAATTGCTATTAATTGATAATCCTGCACTTATAACTGATTCAGGTGCTGCGCCATTTGAGAAATAGTAAGAACCATCTGCAAAATTATTTAAATAATTATAATCTAAGGCACTATCTTGAGCACCAATTATTCCTGATGCTGATATTGCGCTTCCTGTCCTAAAAACGCTATACAAAGAACTTTCAGCATTGTTAATAATAGCACTTGTAATTAGAAATGATGAGAATATTCCATTTATGCAAGGTTTTCCAGAAACATTAGTATAAATAACTCCGCTTGAAATTATTTGGTATTGATTTGCTGCCGTTGTTTGCGTTGCGTTTAAGCCGTTTAAACTTTGGTCATACCAAGTAGTAACAAAACCATCTCCCGCCCCGCAAAATGTTTGCGCTGCTGCTGAATCAAATTCGTTATTTAAAAAGCCTATATCAGTTTCAGCGTTATCGCTTGACCTTCTTATTCTAACTGCTGCACCTGTATAGGCTGCTCTTAATTTTCTTAAACTATACCCTGCTGCTGCATTTGGGTATAAATCAAGTAAACCTTGAAATGCAGGTGCTGAGCCTGCTCTGCGCCTTCCAAATGGGATTCCTATGCCTATTCCAATAGCCATATTTAAACCTCCCTATATCCGTATCCGATAACTGAACCGCTTGATGGTGTTACTGCTGCGATTGGGTCGCCATTAAACATAGGAATAACTGTTCCTGCGCTCAAAGTTTTGCCTGATAGATTGTATTGAGTAAGCAAGTTTTGACCGCCTGCGCTTGTTAAAACGCTTAACACGCACTCAGTATTAACTACTAAGCAGAAAAATCTATGTCCTGTGGTAGCTGCATCAATTAAACGCATTCCATTGCCACCTAAAATCTTGTTTGAATCTGTCATATCTTTAAATATTTTATTTTGTTATTATTTTAATTTGAAGGTACTGCGCATGAATTATATGTGCTTGGAACATTTAAGGTTATATTAGCAGTCCACCCCGCTACTTCATCTCCTTGTGAATCCATAAAAGGGGTTAAAGTGATAGAATCTTGAATTAAAAATATCTCACTAGGATTTCTTAGTTCTATGATTACATCCTCTATCATTTGTAAAGTATCGCTCATTACATCATTTTCATTAGATAAGTCCTTTTTAACTATATCCATAACCATTAACTGAAAATTCAAAGCAATTACCTTGTAAGAAAAGTTTGAAGGTGCTACATCAGCAAATAATACAGGGTATTGCATAGGACTTTCCGTTCCTAAGTCAGCAATATCACCAAAGAAAAAGCTATTTATTTGCTCGTGATTTGTTGCTATTGTTTGCAACTTGGCTATCAACTGATTTAAAGTGACCTTCATATTTTTTTACAAATTGTTTTAATTTCTCTACGTTTGTCTTATTCTTACTTCCTGATTTTCTCATGATAACCATCTTTTTGGGTTGTTTCCTTGATACTTAATACGTGCAGGTATTTCATCACAATCAATTTCACCACCTAAATACATTCCATTTGAGTAGTTTCTCGCAGTTGGATAGATAGTAGATACATCCGCATTTCCTTGATTTAAATACGCAGGGTATTTATTTGGATTAGCCATTAGATATAAGGTAACTCTCTCTGCGTAATATTGCGCCCTATTAATCGCCTTATCCATTAAGTATCGAATATCGTTTAAACTTGCTTGCTGACTGAACTCTGAAGATTTAGTTGCTACGTTCTTATTTTGAAACTTAAAACTTAAATCCAACATAGACTCATAAACGCAATATTTAATCATTGTCGGCTGAACGTATGACTGCAATAAAACTTGGTTATCTGCGCTCACTGAGTTTCCACTTACTTGGGAGATTAACTCATTATACAAAGCCGTTCCCAATAATGGTAGGATATAAATATTTTGAACCTCCTTAATAGTAGGAATCAAAAGTTTTGGGTCTACATTCTCACTAATAACACTCTCTTGCTTTAGTGCTGCTTCCCCTATAAATAAGACTGTTGCGTTTAACATATTACTTCTTTTTAACTAATACCGAACTCCATTGATGTCTGCAAAAAGGCAAGTGAATGTCTGTTCCTTTCACAGTCTGCCAACCTCCTCTTTTTGTCCAAACATTTCTATCTACTATACTACTTATTTTGTCAATCTCTGCCCTTGTGTAAACTTTATTTAAGTTTAATAACGCTCTGCAAAAATCTCTATTTTTAGAATCACGTGGGCCAGTATATTTGTACTTAACTTTAAAAGAATCCAACTCATTTGCCACTCTATCTAATATCGAAGCCGATGGAGGTGGAGTTAAGATATTCCAAGCACCTTCCGTAATTCCTAAGACTTTGTTTTTTTCTAAGTTAACTACTAACTCTTTAACCTTACTTTCGCTCAAACCCATTATTTTTCCGATTTCGGTTTTGCTTAACAAAGGATTCTTTTTAACTATATCTAATAACTCCTTTTCAACCTCTGTTGGTTCGTATATCTTAGCAAATAACTCCTTTTCATTAAACTCTAAATGACTTTCAAACTCATAATGGTCATCGCTAAATGTAACTTTACGAGATTCAATCTCATCGTATAAGTCTGCACTTTCTCCAAACTCCGCAAAGATTCTGATTTCCTTTTCCCATTCTTGGCTACTCATTTGTACCTCTTGAACCTCAGGCTCAGGCGGCAATCCTGCCATTTCTCTCATCTCAGGTCGTGTAGCTATTTGTAATAAAGTCTGCTCTGTAAAGGTAGGTTTAAACATCTCTAAAGGCTTCACTTCAATTGTAGCAGTTGCTCCCGATTGATTAGCCAAATAAGTAAACAACACTTCAAAATGTTGCTGAATAGGCTTTACATAATTCTGTTCAAATAACTTAAAAGAATCAATCATTTCAGACCTTCCACCCAATTGACCTTCTGTTCTAATTCCAAAGAACATAGGCGAAGTTATCTTATGGGCTACGAATATTTCCTCTTGAACTTGCTTGTTAAGAAGGTCGAATTGTTTGTCTAATTCATTTGGTTGAATAGGAATAACTGTTGGCGCATTGTCTACTCTATCACTAAAGTTTATAATCCATCTTCCTGCGTTATCCGTGCCTTTGTGCCTTCTATTTAATCTGCGAACTAAATCGTCCTTCTCGTCTTGTGTAGGCTCTCCATTATTGAACGATAAAATACCACCAAAAAAGAACTCATTGTGTAAGTTACTTCTATGGTAATTAGCTATCTCTACATCACACTCTACATAAGGAATCGCTCCGATATACTCGGGTAAAGGATAAGTAGCCGTTGCGGGTCTGTAATCTCTAT